AAATGGAATTAACACCACAAAGAGCTGAACACATATTAAAAATAATAAAAGAGTTACACTGAAGAGACTTAAATAGTCGAAACCCTAGAGCAAGCCTTTAGGGTCTGTAACAATTAACAAGGAGAAAATAGAAATGTATAATAGATATATTAATATTAGAAAAGACTTTGGCAAAATGAATGAACACGCAAATAAAATAATGCCAATACTTAATGACCTTGAATTTAAAACAAAGGAAGACAAACAATTAGTTTTAAATTGGGTTCATAAAACCTTTTTTAATCAATGGAAAGTGAGGGATAGAATTGTTGGATTTAAAAAAAGTTACACTGAAGAGACTTAAATAGTCGAAACCCTAAAGCTAGTCTTTGGGGTCTGTAACAATCAATAACAAAGGAGAAAATATGACTGATTGGAAACAAGAATATGCTAAAAAACAAGCTAGAAAAAAAGAAGTTTTGAAATTTCTTAATACAAAAGAGAAAGAAGTTTTTCAAGATTTGTATGATGAATGGCAACAATTTCAAAATACGCTTTTTGAGACACAAGATATCTGGCTTGGTGATGTTAAGAGACTGACTAATATTATATATGAGATTAGCGGTAAATTTACAAAATAGAAATGGATACTGAACTTTCAAAAGCAATAAAGGAAGCTAGTATTTCCATTGCGTGCTGTTTAGATGAAGTTGGTGACGTAACCCAACATGATTTAGAACACATACAAAAACAAATAACAATAATAGAGAATATGTATGCACTAAGCTTGAAGCGAGCAGTTTATCAGTGTATATACTAAAGGTGTTGGCTCAGTAGCTCAGTTGGTAGAGCAGTAGACTGAAAATCTATGTGTCGGTGGTTCAAATCCGCCCTGAGCCACCACAAAATCCCATATTACAACTAATTCGAGAGCGAGCGTTAATGCAAGAGCGAGCGTTTTTTAACACTAATTTTTGATAGATATTCCTGCGTCATTTTGATGTTAGGATATTTATTAAGAATCACTATCAATAACATTTTTATAGAAAGGAAGGTGAGCGAGCGTGAATTATCATACAAAAATTGACTGGGGAATACGTAGATGGAGTAATTGTTATTCTACTTTTTCTGCAAGGCACTTAATTGCAGATTCTCCAAACAATAACTTTAATCAAATACGAAAGGGATAACTATGAACATCAATATGATTATATTTAAAATTTATATTGAGACATGGACTAGATGGGCGTGGTTCGATTATCGTCTGGATAAGCATGAGTTAGTATTTGATTTTGGGTATTGGACATTTTATGTCTCAAAAAACTAAACAAATTAAAGCAATTAATTTATTTACGTCACCCTTAGTGAATTTTATTGCTAAAAAGAAAGAAGAAAGTATAAGGTACGATTATGACGACTATAGAAAGGAAGGGACACACGCTATTGCGTTTTATAGAGGAGTTCCGAAAATACCAACCCAACATTGAAAGCACAGCAATTTCTGTATTTTTAGTTGTTGCTTTGCATGACAATGGTAAGGAAGGTATCCCAATGCAATTTATAGCTGATAAGCTAAATATTGCACAATCCAGCGTTTCAAGGAATGTAACTAAATTCCTAAGAATGGAACGCAACAAAGACACTCGAATGGGTTTTCTCGAAAGTTACGAAGACCCACATGAAAGACGTAGAAAATTAGTGCGTCTTTCTAAGCGAGGCTGGATGCTTTTTGAGGACATCTCAAGAAGCTAATTTAACTTACATTATAGAAAGCGAGGTGAATTGAAGTATGACAATTCATAATCCAAAGCTTTTAACTGAGGTCTTGAGAAAAATCTCCGCAAGGGGATGGGACAGAGGACAGCAGGTAAGAGCTGAGAAAGTTTGCGAAATGCTGGGGACAGGTATCCTAGTAAATGAAGTAAACGAAATACATATCGAGCAACTATGCACTACGCTTGAAGCGAGAGGTTTATCAGGTAGCACAATTAATCGTTATCTGGCATCCCTAAGCAAGATGCTACGATATGCACTAAAGAAGCACGCTATCTACTACATGGATAGAATGCCTCATATCGAGTGGCATGAAGAGGGCAAAGCAAGAGTACGCTATATGCTCCCAGAAGAAGAAAAAGAGATGATTAGAATTTTGCGTAAAGAGCAAAAGGACGATTATCTTAACTTCTTCTTATTCCTGCTAGATACAGGTATGAGACTTAGTGAAGCTCTTTATTTGAAGGTAGCTAATATCGGAGAGCTGGAAAACGAAAAGTATGCCATTTTAGAAGATACTAAAAATGGAGATACTCGAAGTGTTCCACTTACTGAGCGAGCTGCTGGAATAGTAGAGACCTACAGTAGACACTCGGAGCGAAACGACCGAATATTTAATCTAAATGTTTGGAAAGTAGAGCGAGCGTGGAGAAGCTTGCGTGAGAGTATGGGACTAGAGGATGACAAACAATTTGTTATTCATTGTCTCAGACACACTTGTGCGAGCCGACTAGCTCAGAGTGGCAAAGTAGAACTACACTTAATACAGAATTGGCTAGGACACCGCACGTACGCAATGACACAGCGTTATGCACACCTAAAACCTAGTTCTTTGTTAGGTGCAACAGGCGTTTTGAACGCCTTACAAAAACAATCCTCTAACGGATGATGGTGCAAGAAGTTATATATCCTTTGACACTATCCGTATGAGTATATAGAAGGTAAGTTGTTGATTATTGTTGATAATCTAAAAGTTGGTGGAAAGAGGTTTTCTGTTTTACAACGGACTGAAAATCCCTAGCACACAATACGTAGGCGGATACCACTTTTAAAAACGTATTATTTTACAATAGTTAGCAACTTTCCCTTCAAACATACAATCCGTTAAAGTACCCATATTAGAGTTACCTCTAAAATCCCAACATTATCAAGGAGATTACTACATGACTAAAATTAAAGACATCTTTCCAACCTATGCTGACGAACACTTACATGAAAAAGAAATGATTAAACTGGGTAAAGCCAGAACCAATAAACGTAAGAATGAACACGTATTAAGAGAAGAAGAGAGTGTTACCAATTATGGTAAAACACTTGTTGCGAATACCATCAAGCCTCTTGCTGAGGCTATCCTCACATTTATAGATGAGTCATCCAAAATTAAGATTGGACAACCACCTATTGCCTACCGATTACTGTCTGAAGTACAGCCAGAGATTTCTGCACTGATTACTGCCAAGACTGTCATAAATACATTATCCCAAAACAAACCTCTTACCGCTATGGCTATTGTCTTAGGTGGTAAAATTGAAACTGAAATAGCATTAAAGAACTTTCATAGTTTAAACCCTGAATTGTATTCAGTGGTAAAAGCTGACTTAGACAAAAGGTCATGGAACTATTCTTACAAAAGAAGAAAGTTAAAAGAGAGTGCCAAGAGAGATGAAGTAGTTGAATGGACTGAGTGGACTACACCTGAGAAGCTGCACGTAGGATTGAGATTGATTGAGCTGATGATACAAAGCACAGGCTTAATTGAAATAACCACTGAAACTATTAAACATAAGAAAGCTAAAATTGTTAAACAAACGTCTTTAACTAAGGAATGGATTTCAGATAGAAATGGTTTTAATGAACTATTGAACCCAGAATACTTGCCTACAGTTATGCCACCTAAATCATGGACTAGCCCAACTGGCGGTGGATACTGGACTGAAGAAATGCCTGAGTTAGAACTGGTAAAACAAAAGAATAAGAACTTTAAAAAAGAGCTAGAAAACTTTGAGATGCCTCAAGTCTATAGTGCTGTAAATGCTATGCAGAATACAGGCTTTAGTATCGACACAAAAATACTTGATGTTATGAAAGAAATTTATGACAGAGATTTAGCTATTGGGGGAATGCCACCAAATGACAACCTTCCAATTCCTAATAAGCCACATGACATAGATACAAACAAAGATAGTAGAAAAGAGTGGAAGAAAAGAGCTGTCATAGCTCATACTGAAAATGCCAGAATGTTTTCTAAAAGATTGTTGTATGCAAAAATTATATGGATGGCAGATAAGTTTAAAGATTATGCTTCTATTTATTTTCCTCAGCAAATGGATTTTAGGGGAAGATGTTATGCAGTCCCAGCTCATTTAAACTTTCAATCTATTGATGGGTCAAAAGCATTATTGCAATTTGCACAAGGCAAAGAAATCACAGAAGAGAATGGTGGATTGTTTTGGTTATGTGTTCATGGTGCTAATGTTTGGGGACATGATAAAATATCTTTAGAAGATAGAGTTCAATGGGTCTTAGACAATACAGAAATGTTAGAGAGATGTGCCACTGACCCTATTGAAAACCAAGAATGGGTAGATGCAGATAAACCATTTCAAGCTTTAGCTTTTGCTATGGAGTTTGATGCGTTTAGAGGAGAAGGGTTTGGATTTATAAGTCACCTTCCTGTTGCTGTTGATGGAACTTGTAATGGTCTTCAAATATATTCTTTAATGTTAAAAGATAAAGTTGCAGGCAAGTTAGTAAATTTGACTAAGACAAGTGTGCCTCAAGACATTTATCAAGTTGTTGCTGATGCAGTGACAAATAGACTCAAAGAATTATCAGCTCAAAATATTCCTTATTCAGAGTTGTGGCTCAAATATGGAATTAAAAGAAGTACAGTTAAGAGAACTTGTATGACTATTGTATATGGTTCAACTCGTTATTCTTGCACTGACTTTGTAGTTGAGGATTTAACAAAACGAAAAGATGCAGGAGAGAAACACCCTTTTGGTGGTGACATATTTAAACCTGCTTCATTCTTATCAGGAATAATCTGGGATAGCATTGGAGAGAAATTAAATAGTGCAAGAGTAGGAATGGATTTCTTACAGAAAATAGCACGTGTAGTTTCTAAAGAGCAGTTGCCTATTCATTGGATTACACCTGTTGGGTTTCCGATTTATCAATCGTACCCAGAGATGAAAAGTAAAAGAGTTAAAGCTATGTTAATGGGACAAGTCATTAAACCTAGAATTAATTCTGAAACAGAAAAAACAGATAAGCTTAGAATGTCAAATGGTGTTGCTCCTAATTTCGTACATGGATTAGATGCCGCAGCTATGCTTAGAACTGTAAACATTGCGTATGACAAAGGTATAAGAAACTTTTGTAATGTGCATGATAGCTATGGCACTACTGCTGGTGACGTGGATACATTAAATGAAAGTTTAAGAGAAGCTTTTGTAGAAATTTTTGGAGACACAAATGTCTTAAAAGATTTTAAAGACCACGTTGCAGTGATGTTACCAGAAGACTTACGTAAAGAACTTCCTGAAGTTCCAACTCAAGGTGAATTGGATGTTGAGGAAATTCGAGACAGTGAGTTTTTCTTTGCCTAAACCTATCCTTGAGCGGATAGTAAAGTACCCATAATAGATAGTAAAACAGTCGTAAGGAGACACTATGGATGAATACAACCAATTATTTAGAACAATGCCACTGGACTTAGCAGTCTCATTTATGGCTGATGGCTGGATAATACAAGAACAAGAAGAAGGAGAAGACTACAATGGCTAAGAGAAATTTTGATAAAGTAGTTACACCTGTTGGCGTAAGTCAATATGCGTGGCTTACTCAGCCAGATACTCGTTTTGACCCTGATGGACACTTTAAAGTAAATCTAATTTTAGATACTGACAAAGCTGCTCCAGTTATCAAAGCGATTGAAGACAATGTTGCTAAAGCTATGGCTATGGCAAAAGAGAAAGTCAAAGGCAAGGCAGTTAAAGATGCTCCTAAGCCTTACTTTGAAGAGTTGGACTCTAATGAAGAGCCAACTGGAAAGACTGTGTTTAAGTTTAAAACAAAAGCACAGATTACAACTAAGGATGGCACACTCATTCCAAATAGAGTTGCTTTATTCGATAGTGTTGGTGTACCCCTCACTGACGCAAACGTATGGAGTGGTTCTGAAATGAAAGTAAGTGCTGAACTTATACCTTACTACACAGCTATGGCTGGAGCAGGCGTATCACTACGATTACGAGCTGCACAAATTACTCACCTTGTTGAAGGTGGTAGTGGTAATGCTAAAGGCTATGGCTTTGATGAAGTTGAAGGTTATAAAGTAGAGGAGAAAGTCTCTCCTGTAGAGACTAATGAAGCGTTATCCGAAGACTTCTAAGTATGTCGGACTCCGTTATGGTTTCCGTTCAGGATTAGAAGACAGGATTGCTTCAGAGCTGAAAGATAAGGGGGTTAAGTATGAATATGAAAAGCATAAGCTTAAATATACTAAGCCTGCAAAGGTGCATACTTATACCCCTGATTTTTATATCGTAGATAAAAAGATATTCATTGAGACAAAGGGATTATTCACATCTGCTGACAGAGCAAAGATGAGATTAGTAAAAGAGCAACACCCTGATTTAGATATTCGATTTGTATTTAGTAATTCAAGAAATAAAATTAGTAAAATATCAAAGACCACTTATGCAATGTGGTGTCAAAAGTATGGCTTTCAGTATGCTGATAAACATATTCCGAAAGAATGGTTATGACAAATTTAAGAAAAAAAACAGAGTATGCTGTTATACATTCTTCAGACACTTATGCTGATGAAGACATAGGTGTAGATGAATTAACACGCTTACACCGCAAAGATGGTTTCTTTAAATGTAAGTACCATTATATTATTTTAAGAGATGGTATTGTCGAAGCAGGCAGACCAATTCAAGAAGCTGGTTCACACGTTTCAGGTGATGAAATCAATGACCAAAATTCTATAGCTATCTGCCTTATAGGCGGTAAAGATAAAAACGATAAACCTTTTTTTAATTATACAGGTAAACAGATGAAGAGCTTAAACAAGCTTGTTTCTGATTTAAAAGAAATGTATAAATTAGATGTCGTTGGTTACAGAGATGTTTCCAACAACTCCTCAAGTCCATATTTTGATTATTCTCAATATGTGATTTGATGATTGTTACAGGCTGGGGGGTTCCCACCCCTCAGTCATTTCCCAAAATATTTTTAACAAAAAAATTTAGAGCCTATGTCAGAAAGCACTTTTCTATATCACACCAGTTGTGACTATTGTAATTCCAAAGACAACAAAGCAGTTTTTTCTGACGGACACACTTTTTGTTTTGGATGTAATAAAAGAACTAACCCCACAGAGGATGTCCCAAATATGCAAGATAAATATTTTCCTACCGCTACAAGTTTCGTTTCAGGAACAGTATCCCCACTAAACAAAAGACATATAGATATACACACCGCAAAAAAGTTTAATTATCAGATTGGAACTCACAATAAAAAGCCAGTACAAATTGCAAACTATTATGACAAAGAGGGAGAAGTTGTAGCACAAAAATTACGTTACCCTGATAAGACTTTCCAATGGATAGGTGATGCAAAAGGTGCTGGCTTGTTTGGGCAAAACTTATGGCGTGATAAAGGTAAGATGGTTATTGTTACTGAAGGTGAGATAGATGCTCTTACAGTATCAAAATTAAATTCAAATAAATATCCAGTAGTTAGTTTAAAGACTGGTGCTGCTGGTGCAAAAAGAGATATTCAAAATTCATTAGAGTGGCTTGAAGGTTTTGAAACAGTAGTGCTTATGTTTGACTCAGATGATGCTGGACGTAAAGCTTCAGTAGAGTGTGCAAAAGTATTATCACCAAGCAAAGGTAAGATTGCAACACTGCCTTTAAAAGATGCTAATGAAATGCTGTTAGCTAATAGAGCTACAGAATTAATGGAGTGTATGTGGGGTGCTAAGTCCTACAGACCAGATGGAATTGTCTTAGGCTCAGACTTATGGGATGAGATTAAGAAAGAAGATGTTTATGTTTCTGTGCCTTACCCTTTCGAGTGCATGAACATAAAAACACATGGCTTGCGTAAAGGTGAGCTTGTGACTATCACTGCTGGTAGTGGTGTAGGTAAGAGTAGCTTTTGTCGTCAAGTTGCTTATCACCTGTTAAACAAAGACTACAAAGTTGGTTACATTGCTTTAGAAGAAAGTGTCAAGCGTAGTTCACTAGGTATAATGGGAGTGGCATTAGAAAAGCCATTACATTTAACTAGAGAAGGAATTACTGAAGAGAAATTAAAAGATGCTTTTGATAAGACTGTCGGTAATGGTAACTTTTATTTATACAATCACTTTGGAAGTACAGCTTCAGATAATCTTATTTCAAAAATAAGATACTTAGCTAAAGCTTGTAACGTGGACTTTGTGGTACTAGACCATTTACACATGGCACTGTCAGCAGTGGGAGATGAAACTACAAATGATGAAAGAAAATTAATTGACTATACAGTATCAGTATTAAGAACATTAGTAGAAGAGACTGGTATTGGATTGATACTTGTATCACATTTAAAAAGACCTGAAGGCAACAAAGGTTATGAAGATGGTGTTGCAGTATCTATGAATAGTTTACGTGGCTCGGCTGCCATAGCTCAACTAAGTGACATGGTTATATCTCTTTCACGTGACTTACAAGATGATAAGAACTTAGCAAAAGTTAGTGTTCTTAAAAATAGATTTAGTGGTGAGACAGGATTGGCTTGTACTCTTCATTATGATTTACAGACTGGGTTATTAACACAATCAGACCAAACAGAATTTAAAGATGAGTTCTAGTAAGACTGATTGGACTGCACTATTACTTAGAGACTTAAAATTTGCTGAACGAAACCCAGACAAAGTAATAACATTTTACGTAACAGATGAAAGCATAGCTGACTTATGCCAGACAGCTTTGTACGCACTTGCATTAGAAAATGAAGCCGCAATGCGTATCAACGTAGAAATAGCAACCATACATTAAAGGAAATTATATGCAAAAGGTGAAGTTACCAGACACCATAAGTGTGTCTTATCATAACTTAGAAATAAAATATTTATCAGGTTATGTCTCCAATGAAATAGCTGACCAACAAGGCTGTTACATGGCAAGAGATATGCTTATTTATTTAGACAAAGACATCATGGATGCAGGCGGTACACGTGCTGTTTCATTACTCATACATGAGTTGGGTCACGCCCTGTATTACATTTTCAATCTTAAAGAAGCTGAAGAAGAAAGAACTGTAGACAGCTTTGCAAATGGCTACACAGAAATTTTACACCGCAACCCTCAATTAAAGAAATGGATTAATGCAAACACATGAACTGGATATTAACTATTTACTCTCCATTGGGTGCAAAAAAATTTCAACTCAATGGTATCTCTTGCGAAAAATTAATAGAACATTTTGAAAGCATAGGCAGGATTACTCACGACATTCCGTACACTTATTTTGATGGTGTATTAATGTTTGCTTACTCATGTGGAGTGGCTACATGAGATTTGTATTTGATTTAGAAACAGATGGATTACTTGATGATGTAAGTAAAGTTCATTGTATTGTTCTAAAGAACATAGACAATCAAGAAGTCATAGTTACTAAAATTAATAAGGCAATGCAGTTACTAGCTGAAGCTGATTTAATTATTGGGCATAACATAATTAAGTATGACATTCCTGTACTCAAAAAGTTATATGGATTTGTAACGGAAGCAAAAATATTTGATACGATTGTTGCTGCACGTTTAGTCTACCCAGATATTAGAGACAAAGATTTTGCCAATAAAGAATTACCTAGAAAATATATTGGTTCACATTCCTTAGCTGCATACGGACACAGACTAGGAAATCTTAAAGGAGATTTTGATGGTGGTGACTGGCAGGAATATAGCAAGGAGATGTTGGAGTATTGTATTCAAGATGTAGAAGTAACACATAATTTATACAATAAAATATTAGATAAAGGTTTTAGTGAACAAGCTATGGAGCTTGAACATGATGTAGTTACTTTAATTAACAAACAAGAATTACATGGATTTACTTTTGATGTAGATAAAGCTGAAGAACTAGCAGGTAAATTAAATGTTAGACGCTTTGAAATAGAGGATGAACTACAAGAAATATTTCCACCTAGAACTTTAAGAATACCATTTATTCCAAAAGTAAATAACAAAGCTAGAGGTTATATTAAAGGACAAGTTTTTTATAAAGAAAAAGTAGAAACATTTAATCCATCAAGCAGGCAACACATAGCTGAACGATTGAAAGAACGCTATGAGTGGAAGCCAGAAGAATTTACTAATGATGGCTCACCAAAATTAGATGACGAAATACTAAGCAAGCTTCCATTTAAAGAAGCAAAATTATTAGCTGAACATTTTTTATTAGACAAGCGTATAGCTCAGTTAAGCACAGGTAATCAGGCATGGTTACTCAAGCGTAAGGACAGTAAGATACATGGTACTTGTAATACTAATAGTACAGTTACAGGAAGAGCATCACATACCTCACCAAACTTAGGACAGATACCTAGTGTGTCAGTTCCTTATGGTAAAGAATGTAGAGAATTATTTACTGTTCCTGAAAAACATAAACTTGTTGGTATAGATATATCAGGACTTGAAGTGCGTATGCTTGCACACTTTATGTCTAAGTATGACAATGGTGCATATTCTGATGTTGTTTTAAATGGTGACATACACACAACAACACAAAAACTTGCAGGATTAGATTCAAGGGATGTTGCAAAGCGTTTCTATTACTGCTTCCTTTATGGTGGTGGAGTCAAAAAGATTTCTCAGGTTATTAATAAAAAAGTTAATGCCGCAAGTGCAATCAAAAAAAGATTTTTAAATAATTTACCAGCTCTTAACAAATTGATAGAGCAAGTCCAAGCTGCGTCTGAACGTGGTTACTTAATTGGCTTAGATAAAAGACAAGTCAAAGTACGTTCAGCACATTCAGCATTGAATACACTTCTGCAATCAGCAGGAGCAATAGTTTGTAAGCAGTGGCTTGTTGAATTTGATAAGGCTGTAAAGAACATACCTCATGTGCAACAGGTAGTGTGGGTGCATGATGAAATACAAGTAGAGTGTCTTGAAAAAGATGCTGAGAAAATAGGAGAGTTAGCTGTCGAGGCAATAGAACGAACAGGCAATCACTTCAATCTACGTATCCCATTAACAGGGGAATTTAAAATAGGAAATAATTGGAGTGAAACACATTGACTAAAGCTAATAAAAAATTCGATATAGATTTGAAGTACGGACAAGAACGTGAACAGCGTGTTGTGTCTTTACTTGATATGGATAAAACAAAAATAGAAGTTAAGACTGAACGTGACTGGTGGTTTAAGACTGGCAACATTGCTATAGAGATTGAATCAAATGGTAAACCTTCAGGCATCATGGCTACTGAAGCTGATTACTGGGTGCATATCTTAGCTAATGGTGATGAAGATTATTGTAAATTAATTTTTAAAACTGACACCATTAAAAACTTAGCAGACAAATACAACCATACTTTAAAAAATGGTGGAGATGGCTGGCGTACAAAATTTGTACTTGTACCTCTAGCTGAATTGTTTGAGCAAAAAAATACGGAAGAGGATACTTATGTTGAGAAGACTATTAGTAGATGGTGACATCTATGCTTATCGTACTGCTATTAAAAATGAAGTAGCTACAGATTGGGGTGAAGATTTTTGGACACTCCACGCAGATGCAATGCAGAGCAAGCGTTTGTTAGATGATACGTTAGTTGAACTAAAGAATGATTTAGGAGCTGATGATGTTGTTGTAGCTTTAACTGATAGCAAGAACTTTAGAAAAGAGGTCTTACCTAGTTACAAAAGCAATCGTAAAAACTTACGAAAGCCTATGATACTTGGTGAGTTACGCCAGCATCTAATAGATAATCACAACACAGTTATTTATAAAAACTTAGAGGCAGATGATGTCTTAGGTATTCTAGGTACAAAGCCTGCAAAAGACGTAGAGAATATTATTGTTTCCGTAGATAAAGATTTACGTCAGATACCTACAAAGATTAGTCCAGATGGTAAAGACTTATGGACAGTATCAAAACAAGAAAGTGATTACTGGTTTATGCTCCAGACTTTAACAGGAGACCCTGTTGATGGTTACACAGGACTGCCACGTGTCGGAATAAAAACTGCCGAAAAAATTTTAGGCACTTCTACCAATCCATTAGATGAAATGTGGAAGTTAGTTTGCAAGGCTTATGACAAAGCTGGTTACTCAGAGTCAGAAGCATTGCAACAAGCAAGGTGTGCCAGAATTTTAAGACATGGTGAATACAACATTAAAACTGGTGAGGTAAAACTATGGCAGATGCAGTAAAGAAACCAGACCATTATTTTAAATACAA